GTTCGGTGGCTCGCTGCGCCTCGTTCTGGTTCACGGATAACATGATATTTACCTTAAACTCGCCGCTTGGCGTTTCTGTCTCGTAGTCCTCCAGTATAGCTCGCCACGGCACCTTGTGCTTGTCAAGCACGTCCTGCGCCTTATAGTACTCTTTTACTTTGCGGCTCCAACGGTCAAGTTTGGTGAAAAGAACTATATCAACTTTACCTGCCTGCACATCGGCCAAAAGCCGCTGCAACGCCGGGCGCTTGCTTATAGGCTTCTGGCCGGACACCCCTGCGTCTGTGTAGTGACCGACGATAAGCATGCTGCGCTCTTTGGCGTATGCTTCGAGCGCTTCTTTTTGCGCTTCTAGCGATAAGCCGTGCATTTTCTGCTCCTCGGTGGAAACGCGTTCATATAATGCGGCTCGCATGGTTTACAATATCCTCCATATATGATAGAATCGGAGGCGGAGAAGCACCCACCTCTGATCCCCTTTGCGCTGCGCCGACAGCCGGGGGATTATTTTATTTTATCAAGCAGAATAGCCTTTTTCTCTTCAAACTCCTCGTTACTCAGAATACCGCTATCTCGCAAATCGCCGAGTTTGCGAATTTGGTCAACGGCATCGATGGAAAGCGCGGACTGCACGCTTGGGCCGTATATTCTGTCGCGCTGCTTGTTAGAAAGAATTACGGCGCCATCACCGTCCGTGAAAGTGCCACTGGCTATACTGCACAAGTCCGCAAAAGTTCCAAGGCCAAAACAGCCTGCCGTAAGTAACCAAAGAAGAGCTGTGAACGGCTTATCGACATAGAACCTGTGTATTCCTAAACCGCCTAAAAATATACATAAAAGCAGAGTGGTTAGCCAACTCTTTTCAGACACATCATGGTTGTGACCTTCGACACCATCCACACTTTCGGTCACGTCCATTTTTTCTGGTTCAACATTCACACGCTCCTCTTCCGAAGAGGGCGAAACGATCATTGCCCCCTCGCGTCTTGCTCGTTCCGCCTTATTCTTTTTTATACATTCCTCACAGTGCCCAAGGTTGTTGAGCGGCAAGAACAACCCCTTTTTCCCACACTGAGAGCACTGATGTATCATACCCATTGACCAAACCCTCCTATTTTAACCTTTTCCATTCTTTTATGCTGATGTATATGAGAAAGCCTGCGAATATCGCGAAAACCAGCATTATACCCCCTGCTATTGTCGATAAATGCTTAGTTTCGGGGCGTATCAGCCCCATGCTCGGATATCTGCTATCTATGATAAATATTCCGCTTAAAACCACCATCAATAACACGGAAACACCTGACAACAGGGGCAATTGAATGTTTTTACGCCGCCCTTCGGCTACCAGATCGTTTATACGCTCCTTGTTAGTGGCGATAAGTTCTTCGTATAAATCCTCTTTACTATATCCTTGCGGAACTCTCACAAAGTCAGAATCTATATCCCGCAGACTTTTGCCAATGGTATTTAATATCCTTATCAGCGTATCTACGCCGGGATTTGATGTTTGCCCGTGAAGCACCTTTTTGACAGTAGCGAGCGACAGCCCGCATTCGTCCGCGATCTCCTGCTGCGTCTTACCGGATTGCCGCACAAGCTCCTGTAATCGCTCAAAGTCCATTATTTTACCCCCCATTTAAACAATTTTTACCCTGAAAGGATACTATTTGTGGCTTTAAAAAACCAAGGGAACGAGATATGCTTAATTCAGACCGGGGCGGCTCCCACGAAGCTTCTCCGCCGTTCTGGCCGAGGCGGAGGTGAGCGGCTCCCGCTCCCTCTGCCGGTTAAAGGCGAATCTGAGGCACGATTTGTGCAACATCGTTGAGCACAGTCCCGTTTATGGTACTTTCATACAAATTCCCCCTTTTTTGCTTATTGTGAGTATGCTATTATCAAAAAAACAGAACAAATGTTTGGAGGTGGAAACAAATGACGAAAAAAGAAGAATTAAAGGAAATCATAGATGGAATGACGATAGAGGAAATCACTTTGGCATTTTTGCTGCTTGCCAAGTCGCCAGAAACAGAGCGGCTTGTTCTTCGGTCATGCTGTCAACGACCGCCTTTAGCATAGCTTTACTGGAGGTGGTTTCTTCTGGGATATCTTCCCAGCCCATTAGATAGGCCGGCGTAGTATGCAAAGCAACTGCAAGGGCGGGAATACGTTCATACCTCAAATTCTTAATCTTACCGCTTTCCCATCGCTGCACGGTGGCCTCTGAGACACCAACTGCCTTTGCAATATCGGCGAGGGTTAAATCCAATTCTTTCCTGCGATTCCTCATTCTTTCTTCCAAAACCATTTTACTATCCTCCTCGTAAGCCTATAATACACTTCTTTATTTTGAAATGCAATAAAAATTACTCAAAATGCAAAAAAACTTTCGCGCCACGTATTGACTTTTGGGCGCGACGGGGCTATTATAAACTTACGTAATACGTAAGAAACGGAGGCGGAAAGGTTGTACGAAATCAATGTCCCCAAACTTAGGGGGAAAATGACCGAAAAGAATTATACGATATCATCATTGGCGAATACACTGGGGATAGACCGAAATACTCTGGCGAAATACCTATCGATACCGAGTAAAATACCGTATGATGTGATGGTCAAAATTGCCGAATGCGTATGTGACAGCAGACAAGAAGCGACGGACATTTTTTTTGCAAACCAACTTACGCAAAACGTAAGGACAAACGAACAAACCGCATAGGAGGTGAGCGGCACCATTCGAACGGCACAGGAGGGGAACATGAAATATGAAATTAACTTCTGCGATAAATCCGGGGCTGACGTGGTCGTAAAAGTATCAATGAGTGTAGCGGAGTGGCAAGAGTACAAAAAACTATGTGTAATAAACCGAATAGAAGAACTCGCCCTCAAAAAAGCGGAGGAAAGAGAGAAAATGATGGCTTGTTTTGTAGGGCCGAAAGGGGATATTTAATCCCCGAGAACGAGAGATGTAAAAGCCTTCTTTTCCCCATAAGGTAAAGCGGATGCGAACCAATTGATTCCGTCATCAAACACCGTGTTCTCTGAAATCTCACACAGAGCAGGAACACGACGCCAGAAGGCGGGAGTAAGGATGGGTGTAAGAGCCTCGGCGATGGCACCGTTGATATCCCTCCGATATTGATCCTGATCGACGAGAACGAGAACACTCCTTATATAGGCGGCAACAGACTTGCCTTCCGGAATCATGGCGTTTCCGGACAGTATGTCATTGATATATTGCGTACAAGACGCACCATAGATACATCGTAGTGCACTCATAGAGGCACAGCGGCAGATTGTTTCTTCGAACCATTTGAACCGCTGCGTAACATTGCCGGGAATTAACAAATGGCAAAGCTCGTGAGCAAATTGATATACGGCCATATTTGGATTATGCAAAGTATCGGAAGTAAGAAAAACTGTGCCTGTGGTTTTAAAACATTGAGGATAATCTTGCGCACCCATGATCACCGAAACGGGACTGCGAAGGGAGGCAGGTTCCACGCCAAACCAATCATTAAAGACGTTATATACATTATTCAAGGCTGAAACACAGTTGCAAGCAATGCCTTGTTCCACTGTGTCAGAAGTAAAAAGAAGCCAATCGTTGCCAGCGATACGCCATGAAAGCACGAGAATACCACCTTATTAAATATTTAGACCATTATACCACGGATCACCGAATAAACATATTACGACAAAACGCGGAAGGAGGCCCAATATGAGTGAGATCAGCAAGGAACAGGCGTACAAGATGCTTGAGATTCTGGCCGAGATATATGGGCGCCAACATAACTGCGAGGTTGTAATAGTCAAAAAAGAAACCCCCAAAACTGCTTCGAGATAAGGGCGGGAGCGGGCAATGCCAAAACGCTAACCCCTGGGCCTGAACGGGACAGGCCTAAAGCTTCATTGTGAATCTCCTTTTCAGTGATATTGAGGATGCCGAAATAACGCCCGCTCCTGCCCTTATCCCGAAGTTTACCCCCTCAGGAGGTGATGCCCTTGGGCACCTGCGGCTGATAATCACACGCTCCAAATAACCACGCACGTTAGCAACTCGACCGGGCGAGTATAAACAGGATTCAGGCCCGGTGCGTCTCCTGCGGACGGGTTTGCCGATAGCCGCGCCGCCGGAGGGTATCAGATCATAGGGAGGACATAAAAAAATGAAATTAGGAGAACTACCATTCGGGGCAAACATCAAAATCCCCGAGCGCCGCGAGGGTGGAACCTACGAGCTGGCTGACTACACCCT